TCAATTTGGTAATGTAGTATCAATATTAGTATCAACATATTATATCCCAGCTGATAAAGTAGCAATTTCACCTTATATAGAAAGAATGTAATGGCAAAACCTAGAAAACCCATACCAAAAAGTCAATTAACTTTAAGCACTGGTAAACAAACTGCTTTTAGAGGAATAGAAGATAGGGGAGAAGCAGGAAATCCTAATAGTTCTATATCACCTCCTAATCCTAATTACACAGAAACAGGTATTGATTTTAACAGATCAAACCAAATGAGTTTTAGAGATGATAATACTAAACAATATTCAATTGGTATTAAAGATATTGATGAAGCAGTGTTTTTTTATTTTCAAAATGTAATTAGACCTTTTGTTTATCAAAATGGAGAACGAAGAGAAGTCCCAGTAATATATGGTGCTCCTGAAAGATGGAAATCATTCCAACGTGATGGGTACTACAGAGATAAAAGTGGAGCAATTATGCTCCCTATTTTAGTAATAAAAAGAGATACAATATCTAAAGATAGAACAGTAGCAAATAAATTAGATGCTAATATGCCTAATTTATATGGTCAATGGTCTAAGGAATTTAGTTCAAAAAACTTTTATAGCAACTTTAGTACTCTAAACAATAGAAAACCAATTGAAAAATTCCATATAGTAGCACAACCCGATTATGTTACAATGGAATATAGCTGTATTATCCAAACTTATTATATGGAACAGTTAAATAAAGTAATTGAAGCATGTGAATATGCTTCTGATGCTTACTGGGGTAATCCTGAAAGATTTCAATTTAGAGCTTTTATAGATTCTTTTACAACAGCAACTGAATTAACCCAAGGTAAAGATAGATTAGTTACTGGTACTTTTAACATTAGACTAAGAGGATACATACTTCCAGATACAATACAAAAAGAATTAAATGCTACTAAAGTTTATAATTCAAAAGCTAAAGTTACTATAACAACAGAAACTACAAATAATATTGAGGATATCGACTTTTAAATATTCTTTATATATTTATCATTAAATAAAATTAATTATGAAAAGTAAAAAGTTATCAAAAAAAGAGTTACAAACATTACAAGAATATCAAACTAAAACAAATGAGATTCTTTCAGTACTAGGAAGTATAGAACTACAATTCGATGCTTTAAAAACTCAAAAAGAGGAAGTATTAAAAGAATTTAAAACACTTACGGAAAGCCAAACTAAAACGGGTAAAGAATTACAAGATAAGTATGGTGAAGGTAATATAAATTTAGAAGACGGAGAATTTACTCCAAAGGAATAAATTTTTGAAATATTTTTCAATATTTATAATAAAATAAAAATAAATAAATTATAGACAATGGCAGAGACAACATTAATATCTCCCGGTGTATTAACAAGAGAAAATGATTCATCCTTTATTGGGGCTAGACCTGTTACCTATGGTGCAGCTATTATAGGACCTGCAGTAATGGGACCTGTTGGTATTCCAGTAGGAGTTTCTACTTTTTCCCAATATGAAGCAATATTTGGTGGATCAGTTGAAAGCGGATCACAACAATACACTTATTTAAACTCTATTTCAGCAAGAAATTATTTTGCTCAAGGAGGACAATCATTATTAGTAACACGTGTTGTTACAGGTTCTTTCTCTGAAGCATCAAGCTCTATAGGTAGTACTTTAACATCAGGCGCATTAGTTGGAGGTGCAAATCAATTATTATCTTCAATTTCTAATGGAACTACCCTAAATATTACAGGTAGTACTGGGGGAACTGAAATATTAAATGTTCCCGTTTTAGGTGGAACAGGAACAAGTGCAGTAGCTAGTATAACACTAGCAACACAAGTAGTATCATCAATAACCTCGTCTGTAACAAATATTACAATTACAAATCCTGGATCAGGATACATAGTAGGAGATACAATTAATTTTCCATCAGAATCTATAGGTGCAACAGAACCTGGAGGAACTAATTTATTATATTCACTAACAGCAGATGATTTACAAACAACTTCATCTTTCACAATTAAAACAATATCTGAAGGTGAAATAATGAATAACTACCAAGCAGTTGATTCAGCAAACGGTACATTAGATAGTGGTTCAGCAAATAACCTTAGATGGGAAATTGCTTCTGTAAATACGGCTTCTGGACAGTTTTCATTGTTAGTAAGAAGAGGAAATGATACTTCAACACAAAAAGCTATACTAGAGACATATAACAATATATCTTTAGACCCACAAGCAACAAATTATATTTCAAAAGTAATAGGTGACACATACGAAACTGTAGAACAAGATGGTACAGATTTCTTTGTTAAAACAAATGGAAATTACCCACGAAGAAGTGCTTACATATACGTTTCAGAAGTAGGTTTACCAACACCTTCTTACTTTGACAATAATGGAGAAGCAAAAAGCGAATTTACTGGTAGTTTACCAAAAATCAGCTCTGGATCATTTGATGATGCTACAGGTAAAAACTTTGAAAATGGTGATGCTAAATTTAACGAAAATATAACTGCAGACAATATACAAGGTATTGGAGCAAACGATTATACACAGTCTATTAATTTATTGAGCAACTCAGATGACTATCAATTTAATGTGATAACAGCTCCTGGATTAAATTCACAAGACCATTCATCACAAACAACTAAGTTAGTAACACTAGCACAAGGTAGAACTGATTGTATAGCAGTAATTGATATTGTAGCATATAACGCGTCAATTAACACAGTTACAACACAGGCAAGTGCTTTTGACAGCTCATATGCCGCTACTTATTGGCCGTGGTTACAAACGGTAGATGCAGGAACAGGACAAACAGTTTGGGCACCAGCTTCAACATATATTCCTGCAGTATACGCATTTACAGATGCTTCATCAGACCCATGGTTCGCACCAGCAGGTTTACTTAGAGGAGCTTTAGGAAGTGTAGTAAGAGCAGAAAGAAAATTAACATCAGGTAACAGAGATACTTTATATGAAGCAAATGTTAACCCAATAGCAACATTCCCAGGAAGTGGAGTTGTAGTATTTGGACAGAAAACATTACAGAAAAGAGCAAGTGCTTTAGATAGAGTAAATGTACGTAGGTTATTAATAGCACTAAAATCTTATATTGTACAAGTATCAGATGGTTTAGTATTTGAACAAAATACAAACTCAACAAGAAATAACTTCTTGGCACAAGTTAACCCATACTTAGAATCAGTACAACAAAGACAAGGATTATATGCGTTTAAAGTAGTAATGGATGCTTCCAATAATACACCAGACGTAATAGACAGAAATGAGCTAGTAGGCCAAATTTACTTACAACCAACCAAAACAGCGGAATTTGTAATTCTAGATTTCAACGTTTTACCAACTGGAGCAACATTTCCTGAATAAAAACAAAAGAATAGAATATTTATAATAAAATAAACAACAATGGCAGTATTAGACCCGAACGAAATATTTTATACAGCATTTGAACCAAAGCAACAGAATAGGTTTATCCTATATGTTGACGGGATTCCTTCATACCAAATAAAAGGTATGGGAGCTGTTTCATTAACCCAAGGTACAGTTCAATTAAACCATATTAACGTTGCAAGATACGTTAAAGGTAAAACACTTTGGAATACAATTCAAATGACATTATTTGATCCAATTACACCATCAGGTGCGCAAGCATGTATGGAATGGGTTAGATTACATCACGAATCAGTAACAGGTAGAGACGGATATAGTGATTTCTATAAGAAAGATTTAACTATGAACGTATTAGGACCTGTAGGTGATATCGTATCTGAATGGATTATCAAAGGTGCTATGATTACAGAAGCTAACTTCGGTGATTACAGTTGGGATAATGAAAGTGCTGCTGTAGAATTACAATTAACAGTACAACCAGATTACTGTATACTAAACTTCTAAAAAAGAAATTACCCCTCCTTTTTTTTAAAATAGCTTGGCTTCGGTCAAGCTTTTTTTTATATTGCATATGTATAATAAACGTTATTAATTAAATAAAGTATATGAGCGAATTTAAATTCCCAACCGAAGAGGTAGA